CGCTTCCCTTAATAACTCATTTACGAAAGTAAATGGTTAAACAGAGAGTTCTTTCGAACTCAAAGCCACAGATTAGGTTTGATTACCCAATCTGTATCCACCCGCGTTTCAGCCTCAGAGGTCGCGGGACCTCTCTATCTGGAACTCTAGCACGCCCTGTACGCTCTAACGAGCACACAGATTCGAGAACGTGATTCCAATCACAACTCCTGGTACTATTACCAGAAGACTCGAGCCTCCAAACGGGTGAACAGAAAAGCTGCAAGTCGCGATACCAAAAGGCATCACGCCAAGCTTCGCTTGACCGTTCGACGTACTCAGCAATGCCGCCGTGGAGACAATTATTCGTAATGAATAGCTGTTTTCCAAAGCGACTACTGAGACGTCTCCGTAGGATGGAGTAGGCGGTGCAGGCGGCCTCAGAGTAACCAGCTATGCGTAAACGCATAGCTAGGTCACTAAGAGACTGCAGTCCCATAGTATGTTCGGCATCTATTGTGGTCTTCCAACGAACTGGAGTGACATTGACACCATTAAAGGCATCAATGCCACACGATTCGCGAAAGGCCCCTCGCCAAAAGGATTTTGTCCGATTGACGAGCAAGCCAAATGATTCTAGGTCGTTAATCACGACCTCGGCACATTCGGCTGGAATTATGATGTCATCTCCGAACACAAAAACAGCACCGGGTTGATGAAACCCATGGTACTGTAATGATGCGACACATATAGCCCAGAAGACCAGGCTCTGTACTGGAAACGTAGTAGCGTTCCCCATGGGAGCGTAGCTACCGATATCGCCCACAATCGCATTGCTGCGATCAATGGGAATTCGATACTTCTGAGCCCGACAACATCCAAAGTACTTGTACTGATCCCCAAAAAGGATTTGTACAAGTGGCTCTGAAATACGATCGCTTGCCTCTTTCATGTCAATCGTGGCATAACGCCGCGATTTACTAGAAAGAAGAGCAATACGACCGTTGACTGACTGATCATCGAAGAATATATGGCCATGAGGCCATGGACCCTTCGATGCTCTGGAGCGAGTGATACACCGCTCCAGCTCGCGCCTAACACCTTGCTGAATCCAAATGGCTTCAGCGGGGTGGACACATATCAAGCGAGGGCCACGACTGTCCTTAGGGACAGAGATGACCTTTGCTGATATTTCTTCGTCGAAGTTACAATCATCCCAATGTGACCAATGGTGCATGTTTTGCATGCAAAACCAGTCACTAAAAGGATAGATTGCTTCTATCGTCGAATAGCAGTTTTGCCACTTCTCCTTAGATGTGGTGACCGCTCCAGGGCCATGCGAAGGAATGATTTCTTTCGCTCGGAACCTGAAGAGGCATGACTGCACGTGTCGTCGAGCAAGATTAAGCAATATCGGACTAAGTCGACTAAGACTTTGCCCAAAATGGCTAACCTCGCGATTCGTTTCGATGAATAATCGAAACGCTTTTTCAGTCGTCTGTTTGTCATGTGCCACGAGGGCTTTATAGCAGAACAGAAGAAGTTGCCGAAGATAGCGCAGCTGAATTGGATCGATAACCGATCCAACTGCGAGTCTCCTCAACCCGTTTGGGAAGCGCATCGGATCTAGTTTTTGACCAGATTCAATGCACTCCAAAACATACTTCTCTAGCTTAGGAGCCTCAGTGAGACACCATTGCAGCCCTTCATAAGATCCTCGTATTTCAGAGAATCTACTTAGATGAGCTACATCTGCTAGCAGGCTAATATATGTTTGCTCTATAGCATGCATAATACATGGAGTACCACTATGCCTGACTGTTCGCATTTAAGAGGTGTCTCCACCTCTAAAGGCGAAGACATTATCGTTCAGCGCAGAATATGAGAATTACTTCTCGTTATTCAGCACGTTCGCAATGAGATTTGCGTCAGCAACAGCTGCCTTGAAGGTCGCGATGAGAACATCGAGATCTGCTTGGACAGTAGTGGCTGGCACAGCGATGACAAGATACGCCGATTGAACAATCGGAGTAAGATTTGCATCAATATCAGTGCGATCAAGTCTAACAGTATAACGTCGACCCGAGACTTTCGTCCTGGAATCAACGTAGTCCTGCGACTTGATGATCAAATCATCGGGTTCATTAATCCCGCGTGTAGTTGATCGACGTAGCGATTCATCCTTCGTATCGAAGGACTTTTTAAACGCTACTGAATTGAATGTCAGGTCAGCATTCATGGTACATTATTTGTTTGTTAATAGCTGAACAAGGAACACATCACTCATGCTGATAGCCATGAAGAGCCCCAATGAATTGGGACCCGCCATAGCTATTAGTAGAGCTCAAATGCTCTGCCGAACTACGATAAACTAACTTATCAACCAACATACGTATAAGTTGTATATTGGTTACTAAGGCTCGCCTATCATCCATAGTCGTTTCCAAGAGGATACGATTATAGAATGTAGTACGATCGACGAAGGGAAAGAGATTGAACAATAGTTCAAATTCCGACACTACGTCTGAATACAGTACATTTGATTTCATGTTTTTGATGTGTTTCATCTGTTCTAACGTCTAGCGCCAGATAGCGCGAGCTTCTGTGCGATCAAAGCTGCCGAAATAGCAGCCTGATTTTTTCCTAGACGTGGGTTAATAGTGGGCAATAGCACACTATCAACTACAGATCGATCGTAGTGCTTGTACTCTAATGAGACCGAGCGCCATGACTGAATGCCACCACCGTTGCATGCGGAATAAAAATCCGTAAAACAGTCGGTAGCTACATGGTAACTGAGAGACTTCGTGAAGCTTTTGATACGATATGGGGAAAATCCCAACATCTTATCAGCGGCATTACAAACGCCTCGGAGATCGACAAACCAATCAGCAACAAATGAAAAGGGAACAAGTTCCCAAGCCAGCTGTGCAGGTGATGTGACGAATCTCCTCATACAGGCATCAAGACTCGCGAATAGCGAGCCATGATACCGGACCTGAGGAGCAGTTACTAAAACGAACCTAACGCAAGGAAAGGACAACATCCTCCCTTGGTGAGTCCAACGCGAAATTACTTGGCCATTTCCCGAATAAGGGCTGGCCCAGAAATCTCCATTGGCAAACGATAGCTTCACAGGAATCATTTTCATGGTCCGAGTGGAGTCACCGTCCTTGTGTCGTTGAATATCCGATTTAAGCTTAGGAATATGGCTGAGAATGGACGAAATGTCGGAGATGATCGGCGAAACGCCGAACTTCCACGCCAGAAACGCACCACTCGCAGTTTTGATTACCTTCCTTAGCTCTCGCCAATTGCGTGCCATTTCGGGCAAGCAAGAAGCAAGAGAGTTGATGGAAGGCCATATCTGATTAGCTTCAACGATGTTGAGGAGAACGTCGGCTTTATTGCCAGCCGCTCTCTCGATAACGTCATTTATATGAACGCTATCAACACCGGGATATTCCAATGACCAGTATGGGGGAAGACTGCTCTTATGAGCGGGATTCCACGAGTGCTCGGCTTTGACGTGTACATTACTATTATCGAACCAAGAATTTGGTCGATTATAGTTTTGAACACCCCAACGCCCATGCATCACGTTCGACAGCGACGCGCTTGCTATGTTATCTGTGATATCATAGAAGAACGATCGATGGTGAACAGGATGCGAAGCGCCTTTGCCTAAGCTATCCTCCATGTACTCTTCACGAGCGCATGAAGGAACTGAGACAAGAGCATCCCAACTGAATGGGTCACTCGTTATTGTGCCGTCGCAGGCGGTATGGGTAGCAAAATCACTACCAGTACCGCGATTGACGGATCTGATCACTGTGTTCTTGGTTCTGATTCTCATCTGAGTAGTAGATCCTACG